CTCTTCACAGACCATACAAGGACTTTCAAGAGTTACTATTAGTACTCTACAGACCATTTTAGGTCTATCTAGGATTACCGCTTCGACTACTCAAACGATACTTGGTATTTCAAGGATAACTTCAACTACACTCCAAACGATCTTAGGTAAAGCCGCTATATTAAAAACAGTTAGCAGAACCATAGATGGTCTTGCCAGGATCACCGTAGCTACAGTTCAAACTATTGTAGGAAAAGCAAGAGTTACCGCTTCTACAGTACAGACTATATTAGGGCTTGCCCGCATAACGGTTACTACTGCCAGAACGATACTCGGTATTTCACGAATACAGCAAGTTGTTACTCAAACTATTCTTGGTATTTCTCGTATTGCTCTTATAACTGCACAGACGATCCAAGGTATATCTCGAATAACCACCTCCTCTACAAAAACGATTTTAGGACTGGCTCGAATAACAGCTACTTCTGTACAAACTATATTGGGTAAGGCAGCAATACTCGTAACCACCTCTCAGACGATTCTGGGGTTGGCTCGTATCACTGCAACAACACTTCAAACTATCACTGGTAAGGCAAGGATTACTATTCTAACTACAAAAACTATCCAGGGTTTATCAAGAGTAACCGCCTCAGCTAGTCAAACCATTCAAGGATTATCACGAATAACTGCAAGTACTACTAAGACAGTTTTAGGTTTAGCTAGAATTACAGCGAGTGTTACGCAGAGTATTCTAGGTAAGGCTTCAATACTTAGAACGGTTACCCAGACAATTCAAGGTATTTCGCGGATAACGATTAGTACAACGCAAACAATACTAGGTAAATCTCGGATACAAATAGTAGTAAACCAAACTATAAATGGTTTAGCGAGGATTACAGCGATTACTACCAGAACGATTTTAGGTATAAGTCGTCTCACAGCCTCAACTACAAAGACTATATTGGGACTAGCTAGACTAGAGAAAAGCGCTCTACAGACCTTACAGGGGTTTGCACGTATCACTATTTCCACAACAAATACTATTCTAGGCTTGGCAAGAGTAACGGCCAGTACAACTAAGACAATCTTAGGTGTCGCTAATATAACCACAACCGTAACTGCTACCAAGACGATCTTAGGACTTGCTCGAATTACTTCTACCACAACTCAAATAATACAAGGCTTGGCGAGAATCACAGTTACTACTTCCAGAACCATATTAGGTCTGGCACGAATAACTATCAGTACAGCTCAGACGATACTAGGAAAATCCCGTATTACTGCCAGTACTTTGCAAACCATTTTAGGATTAGCAAATATAGCGACAACCACGACAAGAACCCTATTAGGTATATCGAGGATAGAGAAAACTGTCTTACAGACGATTACAGGGCTTTCCAGAATCGCTTTAGTTAGTATTCAAACTATTCTTGGAGTAGCTAAAATAACCGGAAGTACAACCCAATTAATTCTTGGTTTAGCGGCTATAAAGAAAACTACAACTCAAACTATACTAGGAATTGCCCGGGTTCAAGTAGTTACCCTTAAAACAATACTGGGGAAAGCGCGTATTACAGTCTCTACACTTCAAACCTTACTTGGTATTGCTGATATTAAAGCAACTACCCTGCAAAATATCACTGGCCTTGCCAGAGTTATTGCCGATATACCAGATCCTACTTTTAATAGAAATATAAATACTATTCTTGCTACCGAGGCAACAAATATAGAATTAGGAACCCGGTTATCTCAATTAACCGATGGAGATAATATTGCCGAACAAGGTAATTTAAATCCAGATATTGAATTTATATCTGGCAATAGAAATATCGAAGTTGACGATGGCAATATAGATGTTAAAGAAGAGGGGAAACATTAATGGCTATTACTTTTGTTGAAAAGGCCCAAAATTTAGTAGACGGTAATGTAAGTTTTAGCTTTACCAACAACGCCTCAAATAATTCCCTTTTGGGCGTGGTGTTTCTTGGTATGGAAAGTGGTAATCATACTGTTAGTAATGTTTCTTATGGAGGCCAGGCACTCACAGAGGCAGTCAGTAGATATAACGACACTGGCGTTTGGGAACACGCGGTTTCTATTTGGTTTTTAGTCAATCCTCCTACTGGAGCCAATACTCTTTCAGCAGATTTTGGTGGAGAGATAAGAACGATAGTTTCAACTTACGAAGGTGTTGTCCAGACTTCACCTAAAGATCAGCATAATAGTGCAATAGGAGATTCAAATGCTCAAACAGTTAGTTTAACTCCTACTCAAGATAACGAACTAATAATAGGTGGTGTTGTAGTTAGGGATGCTTCGCCAGCCCCTACAACAGGTACAGGAGAAACTGCTTTATTTAATAACGATGATGGGTCTTGGGTAAATGGTGCCTCTTATGCAATACAAACTACGGCAACTAATCAAGCAATAAATTGGTCAGGCCCAGATGGGGAGTGGACAGTAGCGGCCGCCTCGTTTAAACAAGTATCTGACATTACTACTACCAAAACAATCCAGGGACTAGCCCGTATTGCTAAGGATACAACCCAAACCATTCAAGGATTGGCAAGAGTAACCACCACTACTACAAAAACAATACTTGGATTAGCAGATATATTGAAGTCTGCTTCTCAAAACATTCTTGGTCTTTCCCGAATTACTATTTCCACCAGTCAAACCATTCAAGGATTATCCCGAATAACAGCTACAGCCTTACAGACAATACCTGGTTTATCCAGAATTACTATTACGGTTTCTCAAACCATATTAGGATTATCTCAAATAGTTACTACATCGTTACAAACGATCTTGGGTCTAGCACGAATTACTACTATTACTATACAGACCATATTAGGTCTAGGCCGTATAGAAAAAAGTGCTTTCCAGACCATATTAGGACTTTCGAGGATTACAAATCTCGTAGGACAAACTATATTAGGCCTCTCTCGGATAACAATAATTACAACTAAAATCATCCTCGGACTTTCCCGTATAACACGCGTAATTAATCAAACCTTACTAGGTAGGGCTGATATATTAAAAACCACTACTCAAACTATTCAGGGTATTTCAACGATTGTTAATACTTTTACGCAAACCATACAAGGTCTTGCAAGAATTACTACAACATCTATACAAAACTTATTAGGTAAAGCCTCGATTCTTAAAACTACGACACAAACCATTCTTGGTTTATCCAGAGTTACTATAACTTCCTCACAAATTATACTTGGTATATCTAGAATCACCGCGACTTCTAGCCAAATTATTCAAGGGTTGTCTAGAATCACCGCAACTACTACAAAAACAATTCTGGGTATAGCGAGAATAACTAAGTTGGCATCGCAAATAATTCAAGGTATTTCTAGAATAACGATTAGCACAGGCCAAACAATATTGGGTATTGCACGAATTACCATCTCTACCAATCAAACCATTCTGGGTAAATCTAGAATTATTGCTACCACTATCCAAACCATCCAAGGATTGACAAGGATTACCATATCAGGTAGTCAAATCATTATTGGTTTGGCAAGGATTACCATAGTTTCTAATCAAATTATTAGTGGTCTTGGCAGAATTACGGCTTTGACTACCCAAACAATCCAAGGTTTAGCTAATATAAGTGCTACTACTATACAAACTATTCTAGGTAAAGCTAATATAACTTTTGAAGTTGATGTATTAAGGTTAATCCTCGGAAAATCCAGAATTACGATTGTTACCAATCAAACGCTTTTGGGTTTATCGAGAATACTTGCAGCCAATATTCAGGAAATTTATTCACGCCCCGATCTAAAATTAGAATCGGGAACTCTTGAGACAATTACAGAGTCAGGCAATAACGATTATAAAATAACTAGTAATAGTGTTATACTTGAATTAAAGGATGGCGATGGCTAATAGAATTGTTATTAAGCAAAACGATTTACTACCAATAATTACGGCAACGGTTAAAGATGAAGATGATGTTGTAGTCGATTTAACTAATGCTTCGACTATTTCCTTTTCAATGAGGAACCAATATACAGGAACTTTAAAAATAAATGCTGCCGCCGGAGCTTTTGTTTCAAAGCCAGCCGGCACTATTTCTTATACTTGGGCCTCCGGTGATACCAATACTATTGGTGATTATATAGCCGAATTTGGTATTGTTTGGCTCACAGGAAACAAACCGCAAACAGCACCGCAGGCAACCAATTTATACATATCTATTGTTGATGGCGTGATATGAAAGAGCATAATTGTAAATTCTGTTCTCATTTGCTTTTCAAAGGCGACCTTGCTGATATTGAAATAAAATGCTCTCGTTGTAAACAATTTAATAATATTAAATATTTCTCCCAATTTTATTTGACAACAAAACAAGAAGCTAGTAACATATTAAGTAGATAATTAAATACTAAGGTCAATGAACCTCAAATAGTTTGAACATTCGGTTCAAGTTCTTTGGGGTTTTTATTTAGGAAAAATGGAAACAGTTAAATCGCCAATGTGCCGGATGGATGATGAGACAAAGAATGAATGTGTCTCAAGGAAAATTCCTGAGATTATGGATGAAAATCCAGATATGGATCAGGACCAGGCAATAGCGATGGCTGAATCTATGTGTAGCAAGAAATGTAAGGATGCAAATATGGAAACAATAAAAAGAGAAGTAGGTGAGAAAGTATATATTAAAGGTCTTTTTGAAGCTGAAGAAACCAAAGACTTAGGTGATGGGGTTTTAGAAGCCACTATAAATACCGGTCAAGTAGATCGACAAGGCGAGCAAATTGAAATTGCCGGTGTCGATATTAAAAGTTATAAAGACAATTCAGTCGTTCTTTATGGACACGACTACTACTCACTTCCTATAGGTAAAGCTATTTCCACTAGAAAAACAGACGGAAAGATTATCTCCAAATTCAAATTAGCAGTAGAAGAATACGATTTCGCTGCCACAGTTTATAAAATGATAAAAGGCGGGTATCTTAACGCCGTTTCTATTGGTGTTGTAGTAAAGGAATGGTCGCAGGATTTTACCAAAATACTTCAATCAGAGATGGTCGAGTTTTCAGTTGTACCCGTACCGGCTGATCGCGGAGCGTTAATTACTAGGTCGCTTGGTAAAACAGAAGAAGAATTTAGAAATGAATATAAAGACTTTGTTGTTAAAAATCTTGCTGAAAAATCGAGTAAAGATGAACTAGAAACTCATATTAAAAACTTAGACGCTCTTGTTGCACTTCTAAAGGAAACCCACAAGGCTTCCCGAAACGAAGCTGCTCCTGAGAAGGTTAAGAGAATCCACAAGATTACTCTTACCAAGACTGTAGGACAGATTCGCAAAGAGTCTGACACTACAGCTCATATTCTCAAAGTATCCTTAAAAAGTTAGGGGGTGAACATAAATGACAGAAGAAAAAGAAAAAACTGAAGAAGTTATTGATGAGGTTGAGGAAACCAAAGTCGAACTTGATGGTGATGCTTTAAAGGCTATCTCTGAAAAAGTATCAGAGGGTATGAAAACCGATATGGCTGAAACTATCAAACAGACAGTCGAAGCTACTCTAGCCTCTATCGAAACTGTCTCTAAAAAGGCAGTTGTAGATGGTGAGGATAAAGAAGCTGCTGACAAAGGTACTTCTAAGGGTGAGTTAGGTACTATTAAAGTCAAATCATTTGATGCTGGTGGTGCCGAACTTGGCGAAATCGAAATCGAATCAAAATTTGCTCACGAATCTAAAGAAATGCGCTTGCTTAAAGCTGCAAGAGCATTAGCATCTGGTGATCTAATAACTCTTAATGAGTATAAGCAAGATGCTATGGAGGTTCGCGAAAAAGCAAACTATGGTAACGAGACTACAGATGCCGATGGTGCCGTATTGGTTCCTTATCCAGACTTTGAGACGGCAATTCACGAAAACCTACCTAAGTATGGTGTAGCGGCTGCAAATGCAACTATCCGTACAGTAGTAAGTAACCAAGTTAAGCAAATTGGTATAACCAATGAGCTTTCCTTCGTATCTACTGCTGAAGCTGGTGCTAAAAGCGGTGGTAAACTTGCTTTCAACAGCGAGGTTAAAGCCCTTACCAAGTATGCTTTGATAGTTACTGCAACAGACGAACTTACAGAAGATTCAGCTATAGATTTCTGGGGTTTGGTAACTCGTGAAATGGCTCGTGCCTTAGCGAAACTTCAAGACCAAATAGTCTTTACCAATAGTACTTCAGGTATAGCTCATACCTCCGGTGTGATTACTGAACCTGTTAGTGGTGCTGGTAGCACAATAACTTGGGGTGATATCCTTAATGCTGAAAACGCAATCGAGGATGGTATTGATAGCTCAAACTACAAATGGTTTATGCGCCGACAGACTTGGAACTACTTGATCCAAACTGTAGGTACTACTAACGACCATTACATTGCAGGTAGTTTGAACACAGCCGCGGGTTGGGTTCCAAATAACAACAACCCTGCAACTCCTTGGGGTACTCCGATTGTCTTTACTCGTGTTCTAAATAAGGCTTCGGATGTTCCAAACCCGGGAACTGAAGCAGTTTATGGTGATCTATCCTATTACACTCTTTACACAAAGAGAGGTATGGTAGTTACCGCCCTTCGAGAAGCTACTGTTAAAGATGCAGGTGGAAGCGATTTCAACCTGGCTACTCAAGATGGTACTGCTTTGAGATTCGTTGTTAGATTGTTAGGATTCTTGAATGCTAACGATGCTCCTAGATTTGTAATCTTAGGTGTCGGAACCGTCAGTTGACGGGAACAGTCTCTTGACAATTAAATAAGATTGTCCTAGAATTAGCCCTGAAAGGGGCTTTTCTAGTTATGGGAAAATTCTTAAAAGGTGAGGGTGGTTATTGGTTAGGTAAAAAAAGAACTACAAAAAGTCATAGTCGCCATTATTTTAATTGTGTTAGATGTAACAAAGAGTTTTGGCGAAGTGATTATGCGTATAAAAAGGGTTTAGAAAACCCTAAAATGATGCCCAAATACTGTTCTAGGGATTGTCAACTAAAGGAAAATAAATTTCGAGTTGGAAAGCCACCTAATCAAACGGCTTTTAAGAAAAATGACCCCAGAATAACTGGGGAAAAGAATAGTAACTGGAAAGGTGGTATAAGCCCACTAGCGGAAAAAATTAGAAGGATAGTTCCTTATATCGAATGGCGAACAAAAGTTTATGTTAAAGATGATTATACCTGCCAATCATGTGGTAAACGTGGAGGTAGGTTAAATGCTGACCACTACCCACTGATGTTTCATAAACTTATGGAGATACACACTATTAAATCTGTACAACAGGCTAGAGACTGTCCTGACTTTTGGAATGTAGATAATGGTCAAACACTGTGTATTGATTGCCACAAGAAAAAGACAGTTGGTGAGTTAGACCATGTCTATAAAAGTAAAGAGCGGATGCGGGGACTTAATCGTAAGGGTGGAACAATTGGTCGCAAGTGGAAAAGAAAAGCTGTATAATTACTTTATGTTAAAGCGAAAGCAAATCAGAAATGCTATGATTGATGAAGAAAACGTAGTTAATAAGAAAAAGAAAGGAAAAAATGTATACAAACCAAGAACTTATCGAGCAATTTCTAAATAGAGACTTAACCGCCCAAGAATCTAATCTTTTATCTACTCTAGTTTTCGCTGTGGAACGCCAAATAGACAAAGATTTAGACACCACTTTTAAGAATACCGCCTCTTTATATGCGGCAGTAAGATATTTCGATGGTGGGAGTCGTCATACCGAGATTGATCCCTGCCAAAATATTACCGATGTATCAGTTGTCGATACTGATTTAAGTGTTAATACCGAGATAACTACCGATACTTATGTAGCGGAACCTACCAATAGTTCAATAACCAGAATGATAACTATGCGCTTTGGTAGAACACCCAGAGGATTTAAAAATATTAGAGTTACTGCCGACTTTACAGAGTATGCTGCCGAAGAAGGCGGCGTGCCTTCCGACATTAAAACTATCGCTACCCGTGTAGTTGGAACAATGCTATCCAGCCCAGAGGCGGCTCTAGGCTTGAAGTCTGAAAAGATAGAAGGCCACGAAGTAGTCTTTGGTGATAACTCCGGCAACCCGTTTAATGACGATCCCGTAGTCAAAGCCCTTATGGATTCCAGACGTACTCCTTTAGTAGATGATTCACCCGGCAGTAATTTAAGTGAGGAAGCTGAAGATACTTTAGGAATCTATTAAAAATGTATGTTAAGTCTACAAAGAAAAATGGTAGAGACTGCAAGTTTCTATCATCCAACTCGCGATCGTCATGGTGATATTGCTTTTGGTACAGCTACAACCGTAGTCTGTTTATATCGTGATATTTCTTCATTACGTCAAGTAGATTACAAAGAAGGTATTAGTATTGAGGGAATTTTCTGGTTTCCAGCAGATAGCGGTATAGTTAGAGGGGACGTTATTGCCTACAACAGCGAACACTACCGGATAGTTAAAATAATTCAAGGTAAAAGGACAATGCTAGATAATACAACCGATTTTATCAAGACCGAAGTCAACCACATGAGGCAGGTAAGCTAAATGGGATATAGAATTATCGATCATACAGACAGAATTTTACTTAAAAACGAACGAATAAAAGATCGTTCTTTAGCTTCCGCAGCGCAAGATATTGAAACGATTATTAAAACTGGGGGTCGAACACCTAAAGATAAAGGCTCTCTGAGGGCGCGTACACGCCATGAGAGGGTTTCTAGTAGTAGATATAGGGTAGTAGTACCTTTAGAATATGCGGCCTTTCAGGAGCGTGGTAGCCGCTTTGACGGTTCCCACGTTGTCAGACATTATACAACTCCTGGTACTGGCAAGGGATGGTTTCAAGCAGCAATAAATACAACCGCTAAAAACTTTACCAATTTAGTTAAACAAGCGGCAAGATCGGAAGGTTACTAATGGCTTTATTAACTTCACTATCAAATGATCTAGTAGATTTTCTGGCTAACATTCCAGCCTTTCGATTAACTGCCGGCACTAATTTATTTGAAGGCGAGCTGCCGCAAGGTGTAACTAATGCTGTTTTAATTATTCCAGCTCCCAGTCCCGCTCCTCACGAGTATATAGATAACGATAATATCATTACTGATTTCTGGACAATCTACGATAATACCCCGGCCGGTTATGATATGGCGCGTCAGATAAAAGATCAGCTTCATAGGAAATCAAACTACTCACTTAATAATTGGTATATTTACAGCAGCCTAGCGGTTAGTGATATACTAGATGTAGATAGGACAGAGGAAGGAAGTAAGCAGCACAAGATTTCTTTTTTGTTTACTTGTAGAAGTCTTGCAAATATTTCTTAAAGGTGAAATAATATAAACAGATGAGTTTAAAACAAATAGCCAACATAAGAATAGGTATCTGTAACTTTGTTTTTAATGGTGTTGATCTAGGCCATACCCTTGAAGGTATAGACGTAGAAATAGAACGTAACTTTCAAGATTTAGTCGTTGATAAATATGGTGATTCCCCAATTGATAAAGCAGTTATTGGTCACAAGGCCACTATTAAAGCTAAGTTTGCCGAGCCAGTAGCCGAGCTTCTTACAAGAATTAACCCAGAAGGCTTAAATCAAACTGGCACAGCCGGTACAAGAAATGCTTTTGGCACAGACTCCGGTACTTTACTTAGACAATTTGCTGCTTTACTAACACTTCACCCGATTAAAAATGCTGCTAGTGATCTAACAGAGGATGTTGTTTATTACAAAGCAGTTAATACAAATAACATTGCCTTAAACTACAAAGTTAAAGATCAGGAAGCAGTTGAAGTTACTTTTGAAGCCTTAGTGGATGAGTCTCAACCTTCTGGTCGCAGACTTGGACACATTGGCCTTACGAACATAAGTTGAGGCTACCTTGACAACCAATATGAATGAAGAGATCCTTGACCTCGATGCTTTAGTTCCCGAACCTAAAAAAGTTAGATTTGGCGGTGAAATAATAACTGTTAATCCTCCCAAGATGGGTGAGTTAATGGCGATGGTTAAATTTGCCAAGAAGATGGAAGGAGATAATACTGGTACCCTTGACTACGAACCTATCGTAGAGGAAATGAAAGCAATTTTAGTTAGGGTTATACCAGAACTGGAAGGCAAAGATTTAAGTATCGGTCAAATTCTAGCTCTTGAGACCCTACTTTCCCAAATGGCCACTCCCCAACAAGTATCTGAAGCAAACGCCGAACCTACTGAGGAAAAAAAAACTTAGATTCTCCAAACTTATAGCCCTCTTTCTTAACCTTTATCCTAGCTATACCTACCAAGACGTAAAAAACGAATACGCAATTACTTTCTTTGCCTTACTTGAAGAAGGTTATCGTTTGCGATATGAAAACTATTTAATGCTGGCAAGAGTATCCCAACTACCTTATCTTGAAGAGGACGACCAAAAACAATTTATGGAAGCTCTGTCTAGAGGATCAGGTAACGAAGGTGATACAATAGAAGATGATGATTACTCTGGAATTGAAAGGCTTAAAAAGGTGATGTAGATGGCTGAAAATGCTGGCCGTATAGAATGGGATTTGGATTTGGACGATGCTAAATTCAAATCTAAATTAAAAGGTTCGCATACAGCTGCTCAATCTTTTGGTTCTAAAATTGGTGGTGTTTTTGCTGGAGTGGGTAAGGCAGCTCTGAAATTGGGGGCTGTTGCCAGCGCTGCTTTTGTGGGTTTTAGTGTCCTTAGTGTTAAAGCCGCTGCCGAAAGCCAAGCCGCTCTTTCCCAATTAAATGCGGTTATTAAATCTACTGGTGGTATTGCAGGAGTTACTTCCAAGGCAGCGATAGATTTATCTAAAAGTCTCCAAAAGGTTACTACTTTCTCCGATGAATCTGTATTAGAAGCCGAAAATCTATTACTTACTTTTACTAAAATAGGCAAGAATATATTTCCTCAAGCCACTAAAACAGTATTAAATATGTCCACAGCTTTGGGGCAGGATACCAAATCTTCCGCCATTCAACTGGGCAAAGCCTTACAAGATCCTATTCTTGGTATTACTGCTCTGCGTAGAGTCGGTGTTAATTTTAACGATAAACAAAAAGAAGTCATCACAAATTTGGTAGAAACCGGCCATTCATTAGATGCCCAAAAACTTATATTAAAAGAACTACAAACTGAATTTGGTGGTAGCGCCGAGGCTGCTTCAACTACTTTCGGGGGCGCATTGAAACAACTTAATAATGCTCTTAACGATCTTCAAGAAACATTTGGTAGAGTAATTATTAATGCCATTACCCCCTTTGTTAAATCTTTTGCAGCTTGGGCAACAAGTAAAGATGGCGAAAATGCAATTAATAATTTAATTCTGGGCTTTCAAATATTTGCTGGAATTATTGGTAATTTAATTACTACTGTTTGGCCTCCGTTTATTGCCACGATGAAAACAGTAGTTGGTTGGTTGATTAGAAATAAAGAAATATTTATTGAAATTTACGATATTATCGCCGATGCAGTTAGACCAGTCCTTAAAGAACTCCAGAATATTTGGAAACAAAACCATAAAGAAATCGTCTTGGTGGCAAAGGTATTAGGAATTACTTTAGTAGCGGCAATAGTTGGATCGATTGTAGTGATCGCTAAGATCATCGAATATGGTTTGAAATTAATAAATGTATTCTTGGGATTACATAAAGCAGGAGAAAAGATGGCAGTTGGTGTATTGAAAGATTTCAAAATAATGGTGAACGGAATTATTTCAGGGATTAATATAATGATTCGGGGTTTTAATAGGCTACCAAAACAAATTAGGTTTGGTGTAACTATCCCTGAAATACCTAAACTTGCCAAAGGTATAAATAGTTTCGCTGGTGGTCTAGCTATGGTCGGAGAACGTGGCCCCGAATTAGTCAATCTACCAAGAGGATCAAGTGTAATACCAAATAATAGAGCTGGTGGGGATACTTATAATATTAATTTAGCTGGTATTATGGCTAGGTCTCGCGCCGATCTAAGAGATATAGGTAAGGATATTATCAGGGCGATAGATGAGGAACGTAGGGCAAAAGGAAAGGCGGCGATACTTTAATGGCTACTTCGAATAAATACACAGGAAATATAGAGGTTCCCGTGTATCTTGGTGGTATTGCTTTGCCTTTATACGCAGAGATAATTGATACTACCGAACCTAATCTTGCCAAAAATATTTCCTTAGATGGTACTCTTAACATTGATTATGTAAACAACCGCCGGAGTTGGACAATAAAGTGGAATTATATTACCTCGGCAGAATACGACACAATCAGAAATTTATACGATAACCAATTTCTTGCTAATAGGATGCCCGACTTTTATATCCCCTCAGCTAACTTTGCCGTACCTGTTTTTATTAACATCAAGGATAAAAACATAAAGTGGAATGGGCAGATGGTCGAGAACTTTCAAATTACTCTTGAGGAGGGATACGGTGTCAGCTAATGCAGACTGTAACAGATACACTTGCCGCTAAAACAATCGCCAAACTAAGAAAACTTAGTTGGAATTTACTTATTTCTTGGGATAAATCTTACAACGCCGGAGTCAACTTTTTCACTATTGGTAGTTCAACTATTGGTGGTTTAGATATTATTAAGGGTACAGGGGATGTAGTACAGGAGTGGGATAAATACGATTATACAGATTACTCAAATAGAGTGCTTAACTTTGAATGGACAAGAGAACAAGATCCTTATATTGGCGGTGCGATTATGTCAATCGCCGATATTACTTTAGATAATCACGATGATTTGTTTACACCTGGACAACCCGGCTCAGTATTGGCTTCTTTTATACTCCCCTGGCGCCCTGTAAGGCTCTACGCGGGGTTTGGCGATGAAGTAGTGCCTGTGTTTGTAGGTTTGATAGAAAGGATGCCTGACGTTGATACACGGTCTAAGACGGTAAAGATACACTGTATTGATTTTATGCAGTCTCTTTTTAACTTTCCTCTTGATGAAGCAGTAATTCTACAAGACAATACAACCGATCAGATTATTTCTACCTTACTACAATTGGCTGGCCTTACCGCTTCTCAAATGGATTTGGATACTGGCGAGCAGGTAATACCATTTTTCTTTGCCAATAAAGGTGATAAACTCGGCCCCTATTTAAGAGACTTAGCTTCTGCCGAGTTAGGCAAAGTTTATATGGATGAGAACGGGATTATTAAATTCCTTAACCGGACTAATTGGTTGGCTAGTACTTCAACCTCTTGGGTATTTAATCGAGCCAACACTTTAGAAAGAAGAACGACTACCGATGATAATATAATAAATGTTGTTGAGGTACATTCAGACGCTAGGGAAGTTTTGGCTAATCAAAAGTACTGGCAATTATCAGGTTCGGTATTAGTATTGGCTGGTACAAGTGTTGATATATGGGCTGATTTTATTGATCCTGTTGTTACAGTTGATGCTCCTGTGTATATAACTTCTGCTACTACCAGTCTATATGAAACTAGCAGTGGCGCGGCAGTTACTTCGGTAACAACTACACAATTCGCTACCAGTTTCAAAATGACGTTTACTAACTCCGGGGCAACTAATGTTGATATTACTAATATTGAACTCTGGGCAACTCCTGCACCCGCAACCAAAAAAGTTTATGCAAGAGAAGAAGATGCTACCAGCATAACCAACTATCATCAAAGACCGGTGGATATAACTAATAACTTTATTCAAGATATTAGCACTGCCCAATCTATAGCCTTAATATTGATTGAAGATAACAAGGAGTTCAATCCTGTTAGGGAGTTAGAAGTAGTTGGCGTACCACAATTACAGGTTGGTGATACAATTAGGGTAACGGATGAACAAGTATCAGATCTTTATAATATTATCAAGATAGCTTCTAAAATGATGCCAACTCAATTTAATCAAACTATAATAGCGGTTAAGAAAACTATACATACTTATTTTCGGGTGGGGCTTTCTTCTATAGGTTCAGCCCAAGACGTAATCTCCCCATAGCCCCTTGACTAATAGGATACCACCATGATAATATTAATCTATGTTTTGCTTAATTTGCTCCAAACCAATCTCTATTCCTCGCAAATATTGTTCTAGTAAGTGTTATCAAAAGTCAAAATTTGGTCGAAAAAGACCAGACGTAGTAGTAAGAAATAAAACAAATAACCCCGTGTGGGATAAAGAATCGTTAGAGAAAATGCGTTCTTCTTTAACTGGTAAAACCCAACCTATTTCTACTAGGTTAAAAAGGTCAGTAAAGTTGAAAGAGTTTTATAAAAATCACCCAGAAGTTGCTATTAAAAGAGGCTTGGAACACGCGGATTATCTAGACAAACATCCTGATGTTAGAGAGAAAGTATCTAAAAATCTTACTGATTATGTAGCTTTAACTACTGGTACTGGTTGGAAAAGCATTAGGAAAAAGATACTAAAAAGAGATAATCATACTTGTCAGACCTGCGGTGAAGTTAATAAAGAGCTAATATTAATACACCATAAGGACTGGAATGGTAAAAGAATTGGTCACACAACAAAAACCATGAATAATGATCCAAATAATCTAATAACCTTATGTCATAAATGCCACAATGGTATACACAGACATAAATCAAAGGACTATCAAAAAAGGTTAGAAACTAAATTATCTGCTATAATTTAATTATGTCTAATAGCGATAGTGGAAAAGAACAAAAGAATACCCAGGATGGTCGAATTCGATTCGAATATGCCAATGGCGAAATTGTAATTATTGGCACAGACGGAGTTACTAAAGTTATAACCATCGGCGGCGATAATCAAAAAATATTAATGAAAGATGATACTGCGGTTAATCGTATCTTATTAGATTCTGAAAATGGGCTTTTTAAACTTTCTCAACCCACGTACGATGTCGAAACTGCTTCTGATAATCAACTTATATGGAGTAGTGAGTTTAATATATTCAAAATTTCCAAATATGATGAATTTACCATTACCCCATCAGGTACAACCGGTGGTTATGATTATAATTATACTCACAACCTTGGTTTTACTCCAACAGCTGTAGCTTTTAGATTTATTGATAGTACATCTGCAAGGATACCTCTACCTTCCATAAGTGTTAATAGTGCAACACAAGTCGGCTATGATGAAAAAATTGCAATAAGTCCAACTATTATCAATTATCATCTTACAGTACATACAACCGCTGGAGGGGATAGTTTAAGTAATTTTAGTGGCCACAAAATATTACTTTATATGTTAAGAGAAACTATTTAATTATTGCCAAGGTTCGGGTTTGGTAAAACAAACTTTATCGAAGCAATAAATTTTATTCGGCTGAACCTCAAAACAGGTATCTGATTTATCAGAACAAAGGGTATTGCCGTAAATAGTTAAAGTAACTTTTTGTGATTTCGGTGGAGGAACTGTCATCCTTTCTTTTATTGAAAGGAGTAAAAGGACAAAGACAGATAAAACTATTAAACCTATTATAAACCTCATACCTTTATGGTATAA